ACCCGCAAACCCTTTTCATGCTTACCGATTGGCGCGGTATTCCATTGATTGTCGAATAGGTATGCATCTTCCAGTTCAATAACTGAGCCACTAGGGATAGTGTTAAGCCAGTGGGAACCACCACCATGAGATTCCATCCAGTGCCCGCGCCCAGGTGTAGAGCGTAAGGTCTCGCAAAGCCTTAAATACTCTGCTTTTTCTTCTTTGTTGCGGATGTCAAAACGGTAAGTATGGATTGTTGTTTTCATAGCCGACCCCTTAGATAATCGCTGCAACTGCAACAAATGAACGAAGGGACAAGGGAGCGAAGCCTTGCAACTGGGCGCGCAGAACATGGTAGCTGTAAGCTACGCGGATTTTTGTAGACGTGAACATTTTGGATTTTCCTTTGCCGGATTAGGTCCGACTGCCAGGTGAAACAATATCGTTTCACCGTGATTGAATTATAGCGCTAACTCGGTGATTTACAAAAGAAAAACAGTAATCCTATATACAGTGTTTCTATTATGTGCGGGTATATCTCGCTCATATTGCATATTGATTTACTGGGGGTTTTCGTCGCAAGCTGGGAAACATGCGAAGCCTCGTCGTCCTCGTCGTCGTCCGAGTATGCGAAGCCTCGTCGTCGCTGGTGCCAGGGGGCGGGGTCAAAGTCCGGGCCGACGCCGATCCCGAAACCCCGCTGTTCCCCATTTGGACAAAATAGCGGTTCACCAAATAGTCCAGCAAATGCCGTTTTGACGACAATTGGGGCCTAAACAGCAAATATTTGCATAAAGGCTTGCCACTACTGCAATTTATTGATATAAACGCCCCATTGGACCGTGCATACACACAAATCCTCCCTCGCTTGCGCAGGCCACGCCGCCTGTGAGCAGGGCTAAGTTCACTCCCTTCCAGAAGCATCGCTGGGGCCAACGGGCCGACACTTTGGGAGTCGCACTCGCTCCCGACTGATGCGCGAGTGAGAAGCGTACAACGCCAGCCGAAAGGTCAAACCGCAATGGCATTGAAATTAGCTCGACTCCCAAGCCGCCTACAGTCCATCGCCACGACCCGCATTCCGGTGCTGGAAGCGAAAGCCGGAACCACGCCCCGCCAACGCGGTGACGCCTGGATGAAAACCCGTCGCAAGGTGCTGATAGATGGCGGGTTCGCTTGCGTTGACTGTGGGCATGTATCCACCAGCAACGAAATAGATCACGACACGCCGCTGGAGCGTGGCGGCAGCAACGACGAGAGCAATCTCCGAATCCGCTGCACAGCCTGCCACGCGGCCAAGACCAAGGCCGAAGCCAAACAGCGCTTCGGTATATAACCAAAAGGAATAACGATGGCCGGAGTCAAGGGACGAAGCGGCGGCGCTCGACCCAACTCGGGCGGCGCTCGACCAAATTCAGGGCCAAAGCCCAAACCACCAGTCAAGCTGGAGATACCCGTGCCTGTGGCCGGGAGCCTCGCGCACAGCGACCCCAAGGTGTTTTTGCTGGCGCTGATGAACGACTTGGAAGCAGACATCAAACTGCGTGCCGAAGCGGCCAAGGTGCTGATGCCCTTCGTTCACCAGAAGGTGGGTGAGACTGGCATCAAAGATGAAAAGGCTGAAAAGGCCAAGAAGGCAGCGGCTGGCAAGTTCGGCGCTGCGGCACCGCCCCTAAAACTGATCAGGGGCCAGTGATTTCTGTCCCGTCAACCTTGTAGGTAACCTGGACGCCAAGCGCTTCGCAGAGCTTCACCACAGTGGAGGTCCGCAAGTCGCGCTTGTCCTTTTCAAACTCGGCCACGGCTGTCTGGCTGATCCCAGCCTTTGCGGCTAGATCGGCCTGAGTGATGCCGCGAAGCGCACGAATGGCGCGGAGTTTGGAGCCAGTAAGCATGCCGGAGATTGTCCAACATTGTCCGGGGTCGGTTTCTGGTGTAGTCATAACGGTATTGTGAAGCCTTAAAAAAGGTTGCGCAACACCGAAAACGGTAGTAATATTCAGTTGTCGAGCTAAGGCAATGACGCCAAAAAAGCACGCGACAAACTGAAAGGGCTACCGTGGAAACTTTGAATATCCGCATCGTTGGTACTGCACCGCTGCTGATGCACAGCGACAAATTTGCGAACCCGCTGCACCCGGCCACCAAGGCGCACAAGGCGCTGACGGGCAAGCGGAAAAAGACGGACGATGACCATGAGGCCATCGCAAAGTCTGAGTTTTTGGGGGGCTGCTATCACGACGCAGCCCACGGGTTTTTTGTGCCTGGGCAAAACTTTGACGCGAGCTTTCTGGCTGGCGCGAAGCTGCAAAAGCTGGGCACCAACTGGAAGCGCGGCGCGGTGGTCGTGACGGACAAGGCAAAGCTCTTGTTCAACGGCCCGAGCGACCCGGAAAGTCTGTGGTCTGACCCCCGCTTTGTGGATTGCCGTGGTGTGAAGGTCGGCACGGCGAAGGTGATGCGTTACCGGCCAATTTTTTTGGAGTGGGCCACCGAAGTGCAGGTGGCGGTGAACACCGATGTGCTGGATGTGCGCGAAGTGCAAAAGGCCGTCGAAGACAGCGGAAAGCTGATCGGCGTTTGTGAGTACCGCCCACGTTTTGGCCGTTTTGAGGTGTCCTATGTCTGAGCCGCAGAAGTTCCCAACATGGAAGCAGGCCGCTGCTGATTTCCTTGTCGAGTTCAAGTACGGCGACATGGTGACGCACGCATGGATGGAAGAACGCTTCGGCATGCCATCCCTGAGCGAGTCACAGCGCCTGACGCCTGAGCAGTTCCGCGAACGGCAGTTTGAATGGCTGGCGAACGTGGAAGCGTTCAAGTCGTCCCTGCTGAAAGAGCACCAAGTCTGCTTGCAGTCGGTGCGCGGCGAAGGATACCGCTGGGTGCCACCACATGAGCAGACGGGTGTGGCGGTGAAGGAATTTGAATCGAGTGCCCGCAAGGTGTTTCGCACGGCTGGCAACAAGCTGCGCAACCTGCGGCACTTGGAGCTGACAGACGAACAGCGGCGCGCGAACATGGACGCGATTGCGAAAGTCAGTGCGTTGACTGGCATGGCGTCCAAGGCGCTGCGGTAAGAGATTCTTCGGGGTAGGGTTGGGCTCGGCTAGGCCGGGTTCGGTGAGGATCGGCAAGGGCTGTAAACAGCCTGTAGCCGCTTAGAGATAGGCGGCTATGGGGTTGCGACACCATGAGGCTGGTAACGGCAAGGCAAGCTGCGGCAAGGTGGGCACGGGTCTGGTCTGGTCCGGCCTGGCAAGTCTCGGCGAGGCGCGGCTGGGTGGGGTAGGGCAAGGGCTGTCAACAGCGGTAAGCGCATCCTGTGCGTTTACCGAAGCGGATAGCTTCACGCGGATCGGCTGGGTTGGGCTAGGCAGGGCGCGACCGGGAATGGATTGGCGAGGTATGGGCTGACAACAGCCTCAAGCATCGCGTGCGGTGTTTGGGGATGCGGTAAGCATCACTTAGCTCGGCGGGGCAAGCCATGCTGGGGTGGGGTGGGGAATGGCATGGCGAGACATGGGCCGATAACGGCAGACAAGGGCAATCTTCGGGTTGCCTTTTTTCTTTGGGCATACGGATGACACCTGAATACAGCACAGCTTGCCTAGACTGGCAAGAACGTATCAGGGAAGGCCGCAGCATCATCCCAGCGCCGATATATCCGCAAGAGGCGGAGGCGGCGCTTGCTGTTTTCAAAGAATTGCGCATTGTCGATGCGCCTGGAAGCCCACGAATAGCCGATGCCTGCGCCCCGTGGGTGTTTGAACTGGCGGCTGCGCTGTTTGGTTCGTATGACTCTGAATCTGGCCGAAGCCTCATAAAAGAGGTATTCGTCCTAATTTCAAAAAAGAACAGTAAATCCACAATAGCGGGCGCGATCATGTTGACCGCACTGGTGCGTAGCTGGCGGCAGTCGGCACAGTTTGTGATTCTCAGCCCAACGGTTGAAGTTGCGACAAACTCATTCGCGCCAGCCAGAGACATGGTGGCAAAGGATGACGAATTGGACACGCTCATGCATGTCCAAAGCCACATCAAGACGATCACAAACAGGAACACAAACGCCACATTGAAGGTGCTGGCTGCTGATTCCAACACCGTTGGCGGTCTGAAAGCAGTTGGTGTTCTGGTGGATGAATTACACCTGTTTGGCAAGGTTTCAAGCGCAGAAGGAATGTTCCGCGAAGCGTTTGGTGGCCTTGCTTCACGGCCAGAAGGCTTCATTGTTTATCTGACAACTCAGTCTGACGAACCGCCTGCTGGTGTGTTCAAGCAAAAGTTGGACTACGCACGGGCGGTGCGTGACGGCAAGATTCATGACCCTGCCTTCTTGCCAGTAATTTGGGAACACCCAGACGATATGGTTGAGTCTGGGGAAAGCCTCAAGCTGGAAAACATGTGGATGACAAACCCAAACATGGGTTTCTCAGTAGATCAGGCTTTTCTGGAACGCGAGTTCAAGAAGGCCGAAGCTGCCGGTCCTGAGTCGTTTCGCGGATTTATGGCGAAGCACGGCAATTGTGAACTTGGGATGAATCTCAGGTCCGATAGATGGGCCGGAAGTGACTTCTGGGAGCGCCAAGGCACGGCCAAGGGTTTGACCCTTGACGAACTGATTGCGCGATCCGAAGTCATAGACATCGGAATCGACGGTGGTGGCCTTGATGACCTGTTGGGCCTAGCAGTGCTGGGCCGGGACGCAAAGACCCGCCAATGGTTGCTCTGGGCACGCGCATGGGCACACCCAAGCGTGCTGGAACGCCGCAAGGACATCGCGCCCAGGCTGCACGACTTTGCCAAGGATGGCGACCTTGGATTGGTCAAAGTGATTGGTGACGATGTGCAGGAAGTGGCCGAAATCTGCGCCCAGGTCTACGAGTCTGGCAAGCTCGACAAGATCGGCTGCGACCCGGCTGGGCTTGGCGGGATCATTGATTCCATATTGCAGGCCGATGTGCCGAACGAATACATGGTTGCGGTGACGCAGGGCTGGAAGATGACCGGCGCGATCAAGACCGCAGAGCGAAAACTGGCCGAAGGCGTGATGGTTCACGCAGGCCAGCCCCTGATGGCGTGGTGCTGTGGAAACGCAAAGATTGAGCCACGCGGCAACGCCGTCATCATCACAAAACAAGCAGCGGGCACCGCAAAGATTGACCCGCTGATGGCGATGTTCAACGCGGTGACATTGATGTCGCTGAACCCCGAATCGGAAAACATAGATGACTTTATCAACAACCTCGTATCGGGCTGACTACTGTGGCTAGTTTCTGGTCCCGGTTCGGTTTCAACTTTGCGCTAGGGGAGAACCCCGGCAAACAGAACCCGGTTCCAGGGCTTGCGCTCGTCCCCGATTCGGCCAACATTGGCCCCGACACGGCGTTGCAAATCAGCGCCGTATGGGCGTGCATTGACCGTCGCGCCAGCACCATCGCCAGCCTGCCGTTCTTTGCGTACACGACCCGTGAAGGCCAGCGCGAATTAGCTAGAGACTCACGCCTGTACGGGCTGCTGCACGACTCTCCCAACTCGCGCATGACGCCATACGAGTTTTGGCGTGCAATGATGCTAAATCACGACCTGAGAGGCAACGCCTACGCGCGGATTGACCGCGATGGGCGCGGCGAAGCAATGGCTTTGTGGCCGATGCCAGCCGATCAAGTTGAAGTCGAAGTGCTGACAGATGGCAGCATGATCTACAAATACCAGCTTGGCGACGACATTGCGGTGCTATCCGAAAAGAACGTGCTGCACCTGAAGAATTTGGGCAACGGGACCACCGGCTTAAGTAAGCTGGAGTTCATGCGATCCACCACAGACGAGGCTGCAAAGGCCCAAGGAACTGCATCAAAAGTGTTCGGAACCGGGGGTAAACCCACTGGTGTACTGATGATTGACAAGGTTCTGAACCCAGAACAACGCAAAATCATCAAAGAGAGCTTCGCAGGCATGGCCGAAGGCTCCGCGTCACGACTATACGTGCTGGAAGCCAGTATGAAGTACGAGCAACTGAGCATGTCGCCTGAACAGCAGCAATTGCTTGAAACCCGCAACTTCACAGTCTCTGAAATATGCCGTTGGTTCGATGTGCCGCCAGTTCTGGTCCACCACAACGACACAACCACATGGGGCAGCGGAATTGAGCAAATCATGGACGGTTTCTACAAACTCTCCATCCGGCCAATGCTGGTGTCCATTGAACAAGCCACCCGCAAACGGGTGATGACCGCAACCCAGCGGTCGTATATGAGTTGCGAGTTTGCCCTGGACGCACTGCTGCGCGGCAACCCGACCCAACGCGCCGAACTGTACGCAAAGAACGTCCAGAACGGCGTGATGACCCGCAACGAATGCCGCCAGTTGGAGAACCTGCCGCCCGTAAAAGGCGCAGACGAACTGACGGCGCAGAGCAATCTGCTACCCCTGCCCATGTTGGGCACCGCCACAGCATCTGGTGGAGCAGGCGCGAACATCGCGCAATAGGAGGCTGAATGCTGATCCAAAAAACACTGAAATTCGATGATGTCGCACTCAAAATGCAAGGCGACACCGGCACCTTTGAAGGCTACGCATCCAAATGGGATGGTGTAGACAGCTATGGCGACACCATCCTGAAAGGCGCGTTCACCGACACCCTAAAGGCCACCGCCCCAAAAATGTTCTTCAACCACCAGTGGGACATGCCAGTTGGCAAATGGCTGGACCTGAGCGAAGACAACGAGGGTCTGTACGTCAAGGGCGAACTGACACCAGGACTGAGCATCTCGGCTGACGTTCGTGCAGCCATGAAGCACGGCACCCTGGACGGTCTGAGCATTGGTGGCTTCTTGAAGAAGGGCGACTACGAAGAAAAAGATGGTCGCCGCATCATCCGCAAGTGGTCAACACTAGCTGAAATCAGCCCCGTGGTGTTCCCCGCTGACGGCGCAGCCCGCATTGACCTGCACAGCGTCAAGAGTGGGCCGGACCTAATCGCCGAAATCGAAGAAATTGAAACCATCAAAGAGTTTGAGTATCTGCTGCGGAACGTAGCCGGACTCAGTAAAGGGGCGGCTAAATCGCTGACCGCCCGCGCTTATGTTTTGTTTGGCTCTGCGGACGCAGGTACTGACGAAACAAAGGCGATACAAGCCGTAACAGAGCGCATCTTGCGCCTTGCCAGGGTTTAGGCGAAACCGCAGCAATCCAGCCCACTTCGGTGGGTTTTTTCATTTCTAAAGGAGACTTAAATGTCTGAAGCAATCCTGAAAGCCCTCGACTCTGTTGAGGCAAAACTGAACGCATTTGCAATCAAAGCAGAAGGCGAAGCAAAAACCGTTGGTCAAATGTCTGCTGACACCAAGACCGCACTGGACAACATCGGTATCCAGCAACGCGAAATGGCTGACCGTCTGACTCAAATCGAGCAGAAGGCAACTGCTAAACCAGAAGAAAAGGGCATTTCTTCTTGGGGTGATCAGTTCATCAAATCGGCTCACTATGGAGCTTTTGCTGGCGGCAACCTGAACAAGCTGCGCGTAGAAGTGAAGAACACCCTGGTTGGCTCTGACACCAATGTGGCCCCTCAGCGCAACGCCGGTATTGTCGGTGGTGCTGTTCTGCCGTTCTCGATGGAAGCTCTGCTGCCTTCGACAACGACTAGCTCCAACGCGATTGAGTTCACCAAAGAGGCATCGTTCACCAATAACGCGGCTGAAGTGGTTGAAGGCACTGGCCTGAAGGCTGAATCTGCGCTCACATGGTCACTGGTGAATATGCCCGTGTCAACCGTGGCTCACTGGATCAAGATCAGCAAGCAGTTGGCCGCTGACGCTCCCGCCCTGGCTGCATACGTTAATACCCGTATGCGCTATGGTGTGAACCAGAAGGTTGATACGCAGTTGGTGGTCGGTGACGGTGTTGCTCCGAATATCTCGGGCACGTATGACACCGGTAATTTCACTGCGCACGGCTACACCAATGCAGCCATCACTGCTATTAGCGCCACCTTCAAGAAGCTGGTTCTGATTCGCAAGGTGATTGCCGACCTGTACGCTGCTGGCTACCCCGCAGACGCCATCGTGCTGAACCCAGCCGATTGGGCCACCATCGAAATCGAACTGATGACCACTGCCGCAGGTCAAACCCTGTACAGCGTGTCCGAAGGTGGTCAAGCCCGACTGTTTGGTATCCCTGTGATCCAAGCCATCGGCATGGCCGCTGACACGTTCCAGGTGGGCCGCTTCTCTGAGGCTTACATGGTCTACAACCGTGAAGGCACAGTTGTTGAAATGTCCGACTCTGACGGTGATAACTTCCGTTACAACTTGCTCACCCTGCGTGCAGAACGCCGCTTGGCTCTGGCAACAGAAAAGCCTGCCGCAGTTCGCGGTGGTGATCTGACACCGGCTTAATAGCTACTCAACCAAAAAGGCTCACTACGGTGGGCCTTTTTACTGGAGGCAACTATGCAAGTTCAAATCAAATTCAAGCGCACTGGATCACATAGCATTTACGGCAACTTTGCCGCTGGCGATGTCATCCGTTGCGATGCTGCCCTGGCAGAGTTCTACGTGCGCGATGGCGTTGCCAAGTACACCGAAGCGCCAGTGGAACCCCCCGCGCCAGTCGTTGAAGAAGCCAAACCCGCCAAGCGCAAGGCTAAGTAAATGTCCCTACGCCTAGTCACCCCCGCATCGGCTCTGGCCGTCAGTCTGGTGGAAGCAAAGGCACACCTACGGGTGGACTCCAGCGACGAGGACACACTTATCACGGCGCTGATTACGTCAGCCACCGAGACAGCAGAGCAGATCACAGGCCGCGCCATCATGCCGCAGACTTGGGAGTTGACGCAAGACGCATTCGACGACCAAATGGTGCTAACTCGCGTGCCAGTGGCAAGCGTCACCAGTGTCAACTACCTGAACGAATCCGGCAATCTGATCGTACTGGACCCTTCGGCCTACGACCTCTACAACACCGACGATTTCGGATACGCCACTGTGCTACCGGCCTACGAAACGGAGTGGCCCGCCACACGCGACACGACCAATGCTGTTGCGGTGCGCTATGTGGCTGGTTACGCTAACGCAGCCGCAGTGCCAGAGCCTATCAAGGCATGGATCAAGCTCACCGTGAGCGCCATGTTTGAGAACCGGGAGGCCGAAGCCTATTCCAGCCGCGCAGTCTCTACCACCGTCAAGATGTCGTTTGTTGACGCACTACTTGACCGTTACCGGGTGTGGGGTCTATGAGCGCAGGCCAGCTTCGCCACCGGGTTGAATTGCAATCGCAAGTAGACACCGTGGACGACATTGGGCAACCATCTACGTCCTGGCTGACCGTTGCCACCGTATGGGCCGATATTCGCTACCAAACAGGCCTCAGCGCGATTAAATCGGGTGCGGACGTATCAGTGGTGCGTGCCAGCATTCGGATGCGTCACAGAGCCGTTAATGCTGGGCAGCGGATAACCCACGATGGCGTGGTGTTCAACATCGAAGCGGTGCAGCCCGACGTTCGTGGCGCTTACGTGGACGTAGTTTGCGAGGTGCTGAATGCCCAAGTTAGCTGAGTTCAAAGTCAGCTTTAACCTGCCTGCCATACAAGAGCAGACGGACTACCTGCGTCACGTTATCGAATCATCGGTGATAGCCGCCACTCAGGCTGGAGCACAGGTGTTCTACGACGAAGTGAAAGGTCGCGCAGCCGGTTTAGCAAACACCGGGTCATTGGCCCGGTCGATCTACCAGTACCGCAACAAAGAAGAAAAACGCCCCGGTCACGCGCAGTACAAAATCAGTTGGCGCAAGGGCGGAAAGAAGAAGGATGCCAGTGCCAGCGAGAACCAAGCTATGGCCGGTTTGCCAATCGCCGCCCACGGTCAGTTGGTGGAGTACGGATACATCCAGCGGTATGCCAGTTATGTCGGATCAGATGGCAAGTGGTACACCGCCGTTCGCCCATCCATGCGCGGCAAGCCAGCCCCAAAGCGCAGCGCATCGCAAGCTGCAAAGGACGCCTACTACGTCCCGCGTCCAGGGGGGCCGGTTCAACACTTGCCACGCTCATTCCTGCGTGCCGGGTATGAAGCGGCCAAGAGCAGGGCAGTGGAAGCCGCCCGCATGGAAATGATCAAGCGTATCAACGCCAAGATGCTATGACGATTGAAGCCGAAATCTATTCCGCGCTCAAGGGCTTGGTGGGCAACCGATGCTTTCCTGACCTTGCACCGCTGTCCACCGTTCGCCCGTACATCACCTACGTGCAAATTGGCGGCGAAGCCATTAGCTATCTGGACAACACGGTGCCCGATGGAAAGATTGGCCGCTTTCAGATCAACGTCTGGGGCGACACCCGCGCCAGCGTATCGGCCCTGATGCTGCAAGTAGAGGCCGCAATGATCCAAGCCACCGCGTTCCAGGCGAGGCCCTTGAGCGCACCCAGTAGCGACTACGACCACGACAGCCTGGTCTATGGCGCTATGCAAGATTTCAGCGTGTTCTCTACCCGGTAGAGGCCGCAACCCAAAAAAAAAGCCACCCGCAACGGTGGCTTTTTTGTTGCCCGAGAGGGCGTCACCAGCCGCTTAACAGCGGTTTTTTTTCGTCCCATCTATAGGAGCCACAAATGGCACAGGTACCAACTGG